TGTAGCGGGAACGCATTGCGAAGATGAGTCCAGTAGGACCACTCATTGGTTGAACACCTGCGAGGTCATATGCGACCAAGTTAGGCATTGAACGTCTAATTAGTGAAATTAGAACGGGGTCGAAACCTGCGGTAGGACCACCAGCAGCGGATCCACCTTGGAATCCGTCAGAACCAACTGCGTTGGTAGGTGCTTCTGCGAGGAATGAACCTGAGTTGTTAAAAGAGTTTTGCTCTCTTAGAAATTTTTCTTGGTTTTCTAGCAGGACTGCGGTCACTGCTCTCTTATGGGAATCTTGAATATTATCAAGACCCTGATGATCGAGAACTGGTGCCCACTTCTCCTGCAATTGCTCGGAATTGAACATTGAGGTTTACCTATTAAGTGTTTGTTTTTGTTTGATTAATATTAAATTCAGTTTTTAGCAAATGAAGAGAGTGTCTTCAGATATGCTGACATAGACCCAGAAACTACTTCTGGAGCTGCGTCTGCACCTTCAGATAACGTCTCAGTTTTTGCTTTTGGAGTTGCTTTGGTAGAGAAATAAGATTCTCTGAGCATTTCCAACTTTTCACGATATTTTTCTTCACTCTCAAACTCAACACTTTCAGCAAGTGAAGCGAGCTTTTCTTTCTGTGTCTCGGCAAGACCACCAGAAACTTGATCAAGAATACCCTCAGCAACAGTCTCTGCGAGACGGGAGTTTAGGGAAACATTCTTCTCAATTTGCTCGTTGAGTTTAGTCTCCATTTCATCAAGTTTTTCTACCATGCTATCAATTACATTATACTTTTCTTCAGGGATTGATACATAATGAGTTTCAAAAAGATCCTTCATTCCAGAGAGGAAGGATTCAGTCATTTCTGCTTTAAGTGCGTGTTCGATTGCAAGTTCGTTCTCGGACACCCACTCATCAGCAACATATTCTAGATAAGAATCTACACGTGCGGTTAGACCCTCTTGAATTTCCACTACTTCTTCAAGTAGTTTTTCTTCGTATTGTGCTTCTAGACCTTCTTTAACTTGTGCAACCTTTGCATTGATTGCAGTTTCAAAGATGGTTTTTGCTTTTTCTTGGAATTCTTCGGAGAGTTCCTCACCTTGGAGAAGTGCATTAACATCTTCCTCCATATCATATTCAGCAACAACCTCAACTTCTTCTGTTGATTCTTCTTCAGCAACCACTTCTTCTTCAGTAGTATCTTCTTCAGATACTACTTCTTCTCCTGTGGTTTCTTCTTCAGCAACCACTTCATCAGTGATTTCCTCTTCTTCTTTCATACCAGCAGGCATTGCATCTGCTTTACCAGCAGACTTATTAACAACATCTCTAACTTGCTTGAGTGTTGCAGCTGGTTCTTTGAGTTTTGCTGAATCATCATCAGACTTATAATTCTCGGGAGTAGGACCACCGAGATCTTCTACAGAAGCAAGTTGAGTTCCAGGATCTGCCATTGTGGGCATTGGATCTGCTTTAGCAGCTCCAGAGTTAACAGCAGTACTGGATTGCTTTGTGCCTACTTCCATTTCCTGTAAATTGTTGTCACTAGACATTTGAGACTCTCCGTTTATCTTTTAGTAGATTAGATTAACTATATTTATTTATAAATTAATTATTTTTATGTAAGTACCACTACTTATAGTGAATTTAAAAAGTCGTTGAATAGACTTAACTTATGCTCATCAAGTGCTTTTTGATCAACTAAGGTGTTGATTCTACGTGCAGTTTTTGCTGCATTTTGTTCACGAAGAATTCCTCCTTCCCAAACCCATTCTTTTCCTTCCATAATTCCAGAAACAAAAGCATCAGGTGCAGAAGGATCTGCAACAATATCAGCAGCAGTTGCCAACATGAAGTCTTCACCAACTTCAGAATAACCTTCTTTAGTTGGACGAAGTGAACCAATACCACGAGAAGAAACTCCGAGCATCACACCTTCTTTAAGAAGAGACTCGGCAATTTTACCCATTGGTGTAGATAAAATTTGTGCTTTACCAATAAAGTCATTTCCCTTTTGCTCAAGAGAAACGATCTTATGAGAAACACGATCAAGATTAATAGTTGGACCATCTGGATGACCCAGTTCACCTAGAGCACGACCTTTAGTAATATGCTCATCAGTATATCTCTTCACCTCACGTTCCATTACGTTACGACGATATACTCTGCCGTTACGATTTTGCTGTTCGGTTTGGAGAAAAGGTCCTTGAATATAAAGAGTTTTCTTACCGTTTCTTGTTTCGGTAATAACTTCTACCTTTTCTATCTCTTCTCTAATTAGTTTCATCGTAAAAACGTGACTTTATTTATTATTTAGTTTCCTTAACCTTCTACTGATACAGAACTGCATCTTAAGGAGCTAGATCCACCACCAAGATATTGACCTGGTTCTTTTTTGATATAGATTGTTTCCCTGGGACTCACTGCATATCTTGCAACAACATCGGTTCCAGATGCATCATTAGCAACTCTGAAGTTCTGACCACCAGTGGAAAAACTAACTACCCTAACGTAAACTGCATCATCAATAGTGCTATATGATGATGGAGTATGAAGGGTTAACCCTTTTAATTTAATTGCTCTATTATCTGAAGACATTATTCTCTAGGTGATATTGGTGATGCATAGATATTTGAAGAAGCACCATGAATGAACTCTGCTGGATCTTTTTTAAGAATAAAAGATTCACCAGGTCCAATAACGGTTTTTGCTATTGTAGTAGAATCATCGTTTGCAGTAGTTCTTACTTTAAAATCGTAAGCAGTTGATGAATTGATATTTGTAATTCTGACATATGTAGCACTCTCGCAAGTACTATCATTGCTAGAACCTAATGAAAAATAACTACTACTTAAAGTTCTGAATGGTCCCATTGACATGATACTTATTCCTCCATTGGTGATGATTCGTCTGATGAATAACCAGTCTCACTATTATCTAGTGGCATATCATCAGAGTCTGTAATCGGATATTCTTCTTCCATATTTATTCCTCCTCAGATTCAACTTCCGTCTCATCAAAGACTGCACTACCAATAGATGGTTTCAAAGCATCAATCTTTTCTGCACTTTTTGCAAAGAGCATGTTTTTGATTTTGTCACTAATATTAGTAGGTGACTCATCTTGTAGGATCATATCCATTAAATCGTCCATGATTTTTAAAGGGGTAACATTTTTATTTATTAGATCTCACCATTTTTGAGATCTTTTGCACCAATTTCTGGTGCTTCAGTTGCTTGAGTATCTGATTCTATATCGGGTTCCATTACTGGTTTACCCAAATCTCCACCTTCAGGTGCAAATGGCATTCCTGTTTGTGGATCAATTGTTGCTGGATCGGGAATAACTCCTGTCTTAATTTCTTTATCGATGAGTTTATTCTGCTCAATAATTTCCTCATCAGTTTGACGAAGAATTTTTCTTCTTAGATAATCTTGTGAGAAATACTTACCAACATATGGTTCTGCAGTTGCAACCATATTAAGTCTTTCTGTCATCAACTCAGTTTCTTTGAGTTCTGAGAAGTGATTATCATAGAGGAAGTCATATTGAATATGCTCACTCATTATCTCCCAATCATCAGGAGTAACAATATTCTTAAGAATAAGTTGAGTCTTCAGCATATCACTGAACATATTTGAGAATCTTTTTCTCAAACGTCCAACAAACTTAGTGAACTTCAACTCATCTCTTAAAATTTCAGAAGAACGACCGAGATTGAAACCACTATCACTATCCATTCTTGATGGTGGAACATTGAGTGACTGGTATAGTTTCTTTTTGAAGTAATCAATATCAGTAATTTCACCAAGGTTTTGACCACCTGGTAAAGTTGTGATCTCAGTACCACGACCTCCTTCACGACGAGGCAACCAGAAATCTTCAAGCATACTCATATGCTTTTTGTCATCACGAATCTCACCAGTGCTAGAATCATACACTAGTTTGTTACGGTATCTACTCATAACATCACGCAGATATTGTTCTGCTTTCTGCTTGGGTAGATTACCAACATCAATGTAGAATATTCTACGTTCTGGTGCTCTTGATAGTCTATAGATTACAAGACTATCCTCAATCATTCTTAGTTGATTGAGTGATTTAATTGCTTTATGTAGATATGAAAGTGTTGATCCTTTATTTCTATCTACAAGACCAGAAGTGCAATATGAAATAGAATCTTTTGAAATTTTTACACCCTTAGAATCATTCATTCCACCAGCTGCCTGGTTTGGATATTGAAGTTTTGGAGTGTACATAAAGTACTCTTCTACCTCAGGAAACACATAATCCATTGGATCTTCGGTGTTTTTTCTAACCAAAACATTTGGGTTAGAATTATCTTTTTTGGTCTTACGGACATAACGCATTTTCATTGCGTCAATATAACGTAATTCTTGAATACCTTCTTGAGGTTTTTTTAAATCAATTACCTTATGGTAATAAAGTCTTCCGTCAATATACCAATTCCTATAAATTTCGTGAGACTTCTTATCAAAATCCAATAAATCTAGAATAGTCTTAAATTCTTCTCTAATTTTTTTCTTAATACCCTCACTAGCATTAAGGTTTGATAGTTCAATTTCTACTGGACTATCATTAGTATCGGAAACAATTGCTTCATTAACAATATCTTCAATAGCACTATCTACCTCAGGATGTAGAGACATCTCTCTATATCTTCTGAGCAAATCAAACTCTGTTCGATATACACCTTCTATATCAACGTAAGATCCAAAAAATCCCGTACTCAAATAGTGGTCAACCCCGTCCTCATTATTTGGAGGAACGGGGGAGACAACTGACGGTGACTTTGGGTCTGAATCTTCAATTGAAAATCCAAAAAGTCTAGCCATAATTTAATTGCTAAGTTTTACCTATTTAGTAGATATTACCTGAGGGTTCCAGGACCACCAGCCATTTCAAAGTACTGAACTTGGAATTCTACAGTGAATTCTTCAATGGTATCTGTGGTATCATAGGAAAGATCAATTGCAGAAACATTTGTTGGGAAAATGTCAATGAAATTGTAAGTTCTTAGAACGGTGCTATCACCACTTCCAGAAGAACCACCACCAGGACCAGCAGAATTAACCTTGTCACGAACTTTTGTTCCTTCAAGTCTATCTGATCTACCAAGTTGGTGAACAGTTGCGTTCCTCATATATGAGGTTGGGTTAACTGCACCAGTTGCGTTATCAAGTTTGGAAAGTAAGTTCATCCATGCCTCGAAAGCATGTCTGATCTTAAAGTCTTCATCATTGATAACCGTTACAGTCCAGGTATCGAAGGTGCGGTCTCCCGCAACCTTCAATGATCTACCTCTGAAAGGAATTTCGATTGATGCAATGTTAGATGCAGGAAGTTGAGCTGTTTTGCAGAAGAATCTGAAATCAACTTTTTCTTCACTTCCCCAGAAAGACTTTACTTCTGCGGGAAAATCATCTAACTGAACTTCAAAGATATTTGGTCTTGCACCACCACCAGCAAGTCTGGTTTTAAATGATGAAAGATTTTTGAGGCTTGGGTTGTTTGCCATTTTAGTGTACGCTCCCTAATTAAATTTATAAAAAATGAATATCAAACTCTGCCAGCAACTTCTTCAAAACTAATACCTGTGCGTGTTGCAACAAATGTTAGAGTGACGTAGTTGATTGACTTTGTAGGCTTGAGGAAAATATCAGCCCTGAATTCATTGTTGTCAATGATATCGGGAGTGTTATTAGATTCATCACAAACAACTAGGAATCCGTAAAGACCTCTCTTTGCTTGGACATCACGTAGGTATGGTTCGACAATGTTGATGAAGTTTGCTCTTGTGATCTCATCGTTGAGTTCAAAGAGTTGTGCATCACCAGCACTCTTGAGTGCTTGCTCTACTGTGAGGAATAGACGACGAACATTAATTCTGTCGAATGCTGAGTTATAACCTAGTGCGGTCTTATCACCGAAGAGGATAATACCTGTTCCTGGAGAATTAATAATTGAGTTAATTCTCTTAGGATAGAGACGATCTCTCTGTGTTTTGTTTGGGTTATATGCAAGTTTAACTGCATTGTTGATAACACCTCTCTGTTGACCAGCAGGTGAGAACCAAGGATATGCTTCAATAGAAGTTCTTACACATAGACCAGCAACGTCTGCATTCGTTGGAATGTAACGGAATCTATTGTTAAATCTATCGTAAGTGTACTTGTATCCAGTA